CTGTCTGTACTCCGAATGAAGCAGAGTTTTCCCAATTAGCAGCCATCACACCTTCATCTGCTGTGCCCCAATATATCGTTACAGTAGGATTCTCTAGGCCAACGTCAGTAACCTCACCAGCTATACGTCCTTCATGTGCTCCTATGTCCGAGGCCAAGACGTTAATAACTGTTGGTGCCCCAGAAGGTTCAGTAGTGAATTGTATAGTGGCGGAACCCCATTCATTACCTACACTATTTTCCACGTAGAATCGGAAGTAATGTAAAGTATTCGCAGCCAAGCCTATTGCGTTATAACTAAAAGCACCAGCTTCATCTTGCGTTACACTAACCACGTTATCCCAACTGGCAGGAGTAGTCACACCATCAGACTCTCCATAATATAGAAGTACAAAAGGTGTCTCATTACCATCATCGGTAACATCACCTGACATAGTTACAGTAGTTGAACCTATATTACTGGCAGCATCTTGCGTAATGGTAGGAGCAGTGATCTCTAGGGTATTAAAAGTTTCACTTGAATCCGCCCAATCGGAACCTCCCGCATTTTCGGCGTAGCATCTGAAATAATATGTTGTGTTATGTATAAGATTTCCCAGAGGTATGGCAAACGTACTTAGTACGGCTCCCATGTTTACAGCAAAATCCCAATCACCTGCGACAACACCACCGTCATTATCTCCATAGTATAATGTGACGTTAGGTATTTCGCCTCCTGTGTCTGTTATTTCTCCACCTACAACAGCGTAGGTTGCTAAGATACCAGATGCAGCGGTATTAATTATCACTGGTGGGTCAATATCACCGGGTTCGGGAGTTATTACTTTACCATCAGCATAAGATAGATCGGCTGCTTCTGACGCAGACAAAGGAATATCATAAATCTTTAGGTTATCTAAAAATCCTTCAAAGCCTTCGTCTGTAAATGGCACATCAAGGAATCCAGTATTGCCCCATCGGAAGTAATCAAAGATCGTATCGAGTTCCGAATAAGTTCCACTGCCTACTTCAACTCCATTAAGATAGGCATTCCAAACACCACTACCTGTTTCGGTACCAGTTGCACCACCATTAGAAATAGTCAGGCCATTATCAAGCCATGTTAAAACCACATGATACCATGTATCTATTGCAATAGCTAGAGCCTCTTCATTGGTTGCTATGAGGTGATGTGCGTCACCCAACCCGATGTGAAGGTATCCGTCTTCAATATATATTTGTATCCTGTTACTCCATGTTCCAATGGTATGACCAAAGATATAATGGACTCTACTGGTTACAGAGTCAGCCCAAAAAGCTGCTGCAATAGAACCTCTACCAGCTTGCATATCATCATTAGTAAAGACGTTTATACCATCATGGGTATGAGATAGATACACTTCACCATTACCAGTAAAGACAGTATCGCCTCTTCCAAAGTTATTTAAAGAGTTGATGAGGTCGCCATTGTTTCCGAAACCAGAGGCATCGTTGGCTAGGTAGGTACCTGCTGCTTCATCACAAGGGAAGCTACTTATCAATCCTGTTGTTGGCAGTGGGGTGCTACAGTCAGCACAAGTCGAGCCTGCTCCTAACCAATCGAAGGCACATAAGGATTCGGTAGTGATCGAACATTCACCTGTTGAACTATTACAACATGCACCAACAGTGGGTATGCTGCCTGAATATTCAAATGGGCCTATATCAGAAGCCACGCCCATCGGACGATTCATGTGCAGTATGTCATAGGATGCTTCGGTGATTGCTGTACCTGTATCAACACTAGGGGCTGTTTCATTTAATGGAGCAAAGTCATTGACTACAGGACTCATCACAGGGATACCAGAGATAGGTATGTTAGTGAACTTAGGGTCTGTGCCAAGAATATCATTGGGTCCGGGGTCATAACCTTGAGGCGTATTATAAATTAGATTGTAGTCGCCGGTATTAGTAGTATCCCAATCGCCACCATTACGTGTTACGATACCTGCACAGATGTTATTCCTTATATCAAGATAAGTATTGGTTGCCTCAATGGCTATTCCTGAATGTGCATTAGTGATGTCGCCCTCAAAGAATCCCCACATGATATTGTTATAAAGTTTAACGTATGTTGTATTGGAGATATAGATCGAGAAGTAAGTTGTAGTCGAGTTGTTATAGAATATGTTGTTAGCGATCAAGATACGATTACAGAAGTTGCCTGTAAAGTTATCAAAGAACAAACATGATGTTGAAGGTATACCATAGATAAAGTTACCTATGATTTCCATGTCGTCTGTACTACCAAACTCCATAGCATCACTGTGACCATTACCAAAATCATTGGCAAGGCCGTAGGCATTATACATTCTATTCCATCTAATGTATATGTTGTTCATGCGGTATGCTTGAATAAGATCATCGGCTACTTCATGGATATAGTCATGTTCTATCCAGATGTAACTACAGTCTCGCATATTAAGACCGGAACCAGTGAGATTACCCAAGCCACCATTCATACCATTTATGTCACAGTATTCAATACGTATATTGGTACACGTATCCATTTCAATTATTTCGGCTAGAGGTACTGACCCATTGTGTTGTATAAGTGTTTGGCTGGGGGATGCACCCAAGAAATCTATATGTGAGGTACTATCAAAAAATAGGTTGCCCCATTGAGCCATACCTGCATAGGCTGGATTCCATCCACTCTCTGAACCGTGATCGTCCAGAGTTGCTTTTTGGATTATTATTTTGGTGGTGTTGGCCACATCGTTAAATGTATAAGTCCCAAAGGTGCCCGCACCAATATAATATGTAGTGCCTCTATTGAGGACGGCTGGGAGATTACGTAATGCATTGGTCCAGTCCGAACCATCGTTAGAGGAACTACCGGCACCGTTGATAAATATCTTAGTGACTGCTGGGGCTGCTGCCTCCGTAGAGAAGGTACCGTCCAATGAAGAGGACGAGTCGTTGCCCGAATCATCATAAGAGTAGATACTAAAGTCATAAGAGGTATTGGCATCTAATCCAGTATCAGTATATGTGGTTCCTGTGATGGACGTAATCAGTACTGCATCCCTGTAGATGCGATAGCCCACTGGATAATCTCCATCAGATGCTTGGGCACCAGCGGTCCATGACAGAGAGACTGTATTCTCCGTCTGCTGGGGCGATACAAGGCTTGTTGGAGGTTGAGGGGGTGTAGTGTCCCCGGGTGCTGAACTTGGCCATACAGGAGGATATGCAGCACGATAGTTTAGCCACATAGATCGGACCCATGTATTGTTTGGGTGCCTATAAAAGCGGAAACCAGAATCAGGTTCTCTACCAATGAATCTGTCCATGTAGTCGAAGAGACTGTCATGGTTCCATAAATTTTTAGCATTGACTCCCTGTGCAGACATCATGTGTATTGCAAGAAGGCCAGCAGACCATGAAGTAGCTGTGCAACATGTTCTATAAGAGGAACCCCAAGATGCTGTTCCACTACCATCCATCGTTGGATTAGTAGAATAACGAATAGCATATTCTGGGAGACCTATATCACCAGAACTGTAGCCCATACCACGAGCAACGTCCGATGCTTTGACATAAAATGTTTGTGCGTCTTCGGCAAAACTTTCATAATCAGATGGAGGATTACCGGCATTGTCGCCAAGGTAGTCTCCTGATTTTACTCCGATGGCCATCATGTCAGCGTTGTCTAATACAACACCTGCAAATACAATTGCCAGCTTCGCAAAGAATCCATGACCACCATTAGGTACCCAACAGATACTTCCCGGGGCTTGGTTTTTCATTACAGAATAAGTATCAATACCAAATTGACATATTGCTATTACTAAGTCTCTCTTTTCGGCTGCTGTGAAATCACAGTTCGCTGCAAGTACAGCCTCACCGATCTGTCCACCATTGTTAGCACCATATCCGGGGGCACCCTGACCACAAGGAAATACTTCTGGACTTGCTTGATGTCCAAGATGTGTGCATTTGATATTCCAGAAACGGTTCGTGTGTGTCGCAAGAGAGGACATACCTGCGGATGGGGCTACTCTAGCCAGACGATCATATCTAATGCCTGCTTCGGTACCCATGTGTGTTTTAGTAGTACCTGCGTAACCCGGACGAAAGCTACCGGCAGGAGGTGGAGTTGAAAGTACAGTTAAACAAGCTGCCCCTGTCATACCTGTTCTCTCGGATAGAGATACACCGGAACAGCCAAAGCTGCCTCGGGCAGATATGATAGATGAGTTAGGTTGAAATGTTCTGGGGATGCTAGGAGCAATATTTTTTGAGGATGAATAAGTATTCCACTTAGTGCCTGTAGTAAATCCTTGGTCCCAGCCTGTCGCTATTGTGTTAAGTTCAGAGCCGTTGTAACTACCATTCCATGAGGGGTCTATATCTATAACGGTAACTGGACCAATAATCCAGTAGTTGCCATTACAGTATTCACCATATTGATAAGTACCACCAGCACCGCCAAGTGTGACCTCCTTATCGAAAGTCCATGTGATACTATTAGTTGTAAGGAAGTTCGCCATTATGCCCTCAATGTTAATCGTACATACACGGTGTTGAAACCGAGTGAATCGTTATCTCCAAAAGCCCACTCGCCCCTATTTAAAGAACCAAGCACACCATCAACCAAACGAATAGATTGTTCAAACAGTCGATCAGGTTCAGAGATACTTGGGTCAGATGCATCAGGTAGAGTACAATAATATTCATCAAAACCATTACCAGACTCGAACCATTTATATGTACTTAGTTTTACAAAATCAATATCGTCTGTTGGGTCGTCTACTAAGACTTGTCCTGCCTCGGTAAAGAATCTCATATACTGATCGCCAGCTTCAATAGCAACAGTATCTATAACAGAGAATTCAAAAGGTATGAGTTTGGCTTTGCCTCTTGCTTCGGCTATGTATTCTAGCCCCGGACGCTTAGATGCTCCACCTTGCTTTAGAGGAATGGCATTGACCATCTGTGATAGGCCATTGAAGTACTTCTGGAAGTCTGTACGGCCAGCCATATCTTCGGCCAGTTCCCCAGCGTTCAAACTTGTTTGGATAAACTTTTTCGATGCCATTAAAAATGATCTCTATAGCTTCCGTGATCTGTGTATACTTTGTTGGCCCACCAAGGTTGATTAGAAGCCGGAGTAAATCGCTTGAACAGACTCACTAGAAAGACCGGTAAACTGACTAAAGAAACCATAATAGCCAGTAGTATCAAGCACAATGCGAGCCATACGGTTATTACCACCGCCATCCACTTCTTTGATGGTTGTAATCCAGTTATCTGTAGTAGCTGCGAATGTGTCCACATAGAATCTGCCATCAGTACTCTCCTGCGTTCCTGCTGTGATTGTTCCTGTCCATACCAATACTATGTCGCCATTCTTTTTATGAGCAAAGAGATAGGCCACACAGGACTGTGCATCGGCTCCCATAGTCCACGCTACCTCAACAGCGTTCTGTTGAGAGTTTGGTTTGTAGGAATAATCAGGCACATTAGCCAGCATCATTGTATCTGCTGCTGCGGATACTAAAGTATCATCAGTAGTAATTGCTGCTCTTGGCTTTGAATATCCTAAACGAATTGTTTCAGTGATAGGCATAATTAAATCCTTGAATCTGTATAATCAGAAAAGAAAAATTGTTTTGGTTTACCCTGCATTGCATCAATAGCATGAGCATGAGGGAGTACAAGGCTATGTAATTCTTCGAGTAACTCTTTACGTCTTTCACCATCACCAGTAAGAGTCACTACGATTTTAGCTGCAAGGTTAAGTATAATAGCATGTCGAAGATCGACAGACCAATCAGCGGGAGTCTCTATTTTTGCAACATACTCCAATTCAATGAAGCCATAGGGTTCTAGCTTAGTGGTCAAGAAATTAACATCTGTAGCCCACAGGGTCGCTGTGAAGTCAGAGTTAACTAGATATGTAACATCAAGATATTGTAGATAGTGTCCAGTATAATATGTAGAGCCTATCGTATAATGGTCAGGCATGAATTTATAGCTACAATAAACGAAGCCGTGTAAGACTCGCCAATCATCTTTAGGCCGAGTAGTAGTAATAGGTCGGAGACAATCCGTTGGAAGTGGATAGCGGTATTGATAGGTGTGTGCAGGTCTCGTAGCATCTTGAAGTAAGAGAGCCAGCTTTGTTCCCTCGTTCCAAGCATAGCCACGAATCATTTCGTTCTTGGCCTGTGGGTAATGTAAGTCACAGGAAGAATAAGGTTTTTCATCTTGGTTACTATTTTCAGAGATTGTGTAATCCCCAATGAGGTCTACTGCTTCTTGGTATACTTTTTCAACATCAGATAGGGCCATGAGTTCGCCAGATAAAATTAAGGGGAGGTCGGCAATCGTCCGACACTCCCCTGTTGTAGTTAGTGTTCACGCTTAGTCTTCGATGGTGTATAGTACGCCGAGGCTGACAGAATCATCAATACCCGTTGGCTGTGCTGCTGTGACAAGAGCCACGACAGAATCGACAGTGAGTTCGATGCCCATGAAAGTCTCGGTAACAGGAATAAACAACGAACCAGCACTGGTCATATCGGTAACTGCTTCACTTGTAGAAGCTGCTACGCCACCGATAGTCAAGTCCATAGTTATTGCTGCTCCCTGTGCTTCCCATGAAACCAAGAAACCAAATACTCTGGCCCCTTTAGGAAGTAATCCCATTGAAATTACAGACCCAGCATCGTAAGCAGTGTCAGATGAAAACTCATCGTACATCACTCGAAGCTTAGTCTTACTTGCGTTGTTAAAGCTACCAGCGGAAAGAGTGCCAGCAACTACGCCTGCGGTATTGGTATACCGTGTACCTTTAAGTGTGGTACTTGCAGCCATGTGATACTCCCTTCTTAGATAGTTTCAATCTTTAAAACACGGTCTTCATCCATACGGATGCAATTCATGCCACACTGTGCAGCAATCTGATATACATACAAACCCTTACGAGGGAGTCTGTCAATAGCAAACTGCGGTGTTGCGTGCTGTGCAAACAACATGCCCTGTGCAACCCAAGCTGGAAGTTCGTAGACATCAGTATCACTGTCGATGTCGTTAGACGACCCCTTAGTGATATTATAATCTATTACGAATGTCCAACCACCCCAAACTTTGATAGTTCCCTGTGCAAGAGACTGCAAAGGAGACGTATCCCGAGACTGTGTTTTAGCCTCAAAGATCAGGTCGTTAATATGTTTGTGGGTACACGCTATATAGCGAGGACCGTTAAGATTAACTTTCAATTCTCCGAAAGCACGAGTAGCCATCTGCAACTTATTAAGTGTCAGACCACTAGAGTCACCACCCTTGGAAAATTCCTCTTCCACACAATCATGCGGAATAGTTCTTCCACCTTGAGCAGTTGTTGGGGCCATTAACGTATTGTTAAATGCATACGTATCATCACCCGGTTCTTTTCCACCCTTCACATTAGCGAAGAATGAATTGTAAATTACGTCATTTTTCAGACGAACTACACCGTTAGCCAGTGCTTGAATATAGTCGCCGGTTGGGTCAGTGTGTTCCATAATCTGATCTTCGTTATCCACAAAGATAGCTTTCCGGTACCACTCTGGATACATCCAACGCCTATTGTGAAGCATATCTCCAACAGGCAAATCCTCGAATCGTTCTTTCTTCTTTTCCAATTCGATTGTTCCCATGAAATCATAAGCCTTATTCTCACCACGAATTTGATCTACACGGGTCTTACCCACGTAAACATCATCCAATTCCTGCAAGACATGCTCATAACCCGGAGTGTAAGCATTAACAAATGCTTCGGTATAGCCACGGGTATCGTTAGTATTCCCGTAAAAAGTAGCCATTTTAATACTCCATTTAGATTAACATT